CATGTGCTTGACGATCTGTCTACCAGATAATGTAACGCTCTGACCAATACGCTTGTCATAGAAACGGCAATGCTCATTCAACAATGCGCCATACGCGGAGTTGAGTAGAATCTTACGCACTAACTGACGTTTATCCCAATACTCAATATCTTCTTTCGTAGTTGATTCCTTGAGTTTCTTCTGCATAGTCTTACGATCACTATACCATTTAGTCAATAGACCGGGAATCACACCCTCACTATCCGACCTAAAGATTGTGCCGTTTGCCGATAAGATATATGGCTTGTTGCTGTCAAAGATTAGTTTCCATACTTCAGCGGCGCTCATCTCTACGCTCTCGCCACTCTCAAAGTCAAGTGTGAGCATAGTGCCACGTTCTTGATTCATCACGGCTTCGTATTCGAGGCTACCGAACTGACCTTCCCAAAGCAACGAACTCATCTCAAGTTCGTCATCTTCGTCGTATCTTGCCTTCTCGCTAGCAAGTTTACGTGCCTTGTCAGTCAAGTATTGTTCAGTCAATGTTTGACGCAACTGCCCGACGATTGTTTCAGGCGCCATGTTGAGTGTACGAATTGCTGATGGATACAGACTGTTGATGTCAACAGCGCCTACCCACTCATGTATGCCTTTCTTTGGCACAGCAACATAAGCACCTGCTGCTGCCATGTCACTATCGCTGCTATTCTTTTTCTTGTCAGGAACCATGAGTCCGCGCTCATGAGCTTCGTTCATCACAGCCATCTCAATCATTGCTACAGAGCCCATGACAGTTGGCAACAATACAGTATTCTCATGCGCTAGCGCATTAGCAAGATCAAGGAACTTTAGTTTGTTGTGAATCTTCACAAGCAACATCGTATCCTGACGATTATACTGTATGAACGTCTTGAAGTCTTTGTTATATAGTTGGTCTAGTGTGCCTTCATATTGTGTCTTACGCTCACCAACTTCCATCTCACCGATACTGTCGAGCGAATAACTATGACGACTTTCATAGTTGTACTTCTTATACAACTGTAGATAGTCCATGTGTACACGACCAACTAGATCATATGTCGTTTCAGTCTTACCATAACGCTCATATTCTCTTGGCTTTGGCGTTTGACCAAGCAAACAGAATTTGCGTGTATCATCTTTGCTCATCACTCTAGTCACACGATTTACCATGTAGGGTATATCGTAACCTTCAGAGTTCCAGCCAGTGAGAATGTCAGCATCTTTGATTAGTTCAAAGAATGTCTCAAACATCTCTATCTCGCTACGAAATAGAATTGTGTTCGGGAAGTCACTGACTAACTCTTGAGCCGTTTCATCACTCATATGCTTGGGGGGTATAGCAAGTGTCACAAGTGCATCTTGCCAGTCCAAGTACATTGAGATAGCCGTCACCGGATTGAAAGGGTCACTAGTGGGACTAAAACCCTTTTCAGGATCGAAATCTACCTCAATGTCAAAGAATACTGTATGGAGTTTTGGAGGCTCACAGCCCAAGTAGTTTTCACTTAGACAGCGGAATATCGGGTTGATATCCGATTCATACAGTTTCTTATTGCTGTGTATACGCTTTTCTTTTTCAAACTCACTACGTTTGCGTGTGCTGAAACGACTGACCGGCTCGCCATAGATACTGCGATACTTGCCTTTAGGATCAGTATAATAGAAAGTATAGTTGGCAGGAAACTCATTGTATGTGCGACGACCATCTGGCTGTCGTTCTACAATGAATATCCTATCACTATCTCTATCGTGTATTGCGTCAACGTAACTCATTAGAGAGTCTTACCAACTGTCTCCAAAATAGTATTGAGTTCTTCGTTTTCTTTGTTAGTTTCGCCCAAACGTGATTTGTGTGCGACCTTGATGGCCTTCTTTAGTACGCTTGGCTTGATTTCAAGTTCTTCTGCGATAGCCTTGATAGTATCGTTCAATCCGCCGTTGAGTGTTTCAACTTCATGCATTACAGCGAGGCCCTCGTTGATCAACTGTGTCAACTTGAGTTTTGCTTCGTTATTGAAAGTTCTTGTAGACATAAAATCTCCTATGTGATTAGTTATTATAAAGGTTGTTGTAAAAAAGTCAAACACTTTGTGTAAAGAAATTTATAGATTGGGTATTTGCCCAATAAATATTTTCACTTAAGGCACATATAGGCTCAACAATGGACACACGATATAAAGAGTTGGAAACACTCATCAGTAAATTTATTAGGCAATTACCCGACGGCAGTGAATACGAAAAGCGTTTAGAAGAAGAATTAGAACTTATAGCCAAATTAGGCTTCGCCAAACACTTCCTCCGTGTAGTAGAAATACTAGATATAACCAAAGACATACCACATATGACTCGCGGTAGTGCGGGCAGTAGTTTGCTATGTTGGTTGCTTGGCATCAGTGATGTAGATCCTATCAAGGAAAACATACCACTGTCAAGATTTATGAATCCAAAACGTGATGACTTACCAGACATTGATTTAGACTTCCCGCACTTTCAACAAGAAACGGTCATGAATCGTATATTTGATAAATGGAAAGGTCAGAGTGCCCGTGTTAGTAACTATGTAACCTACAAGGAAAAAAGTGCGTTACGTGAAGCAGCAAAACGTTTCGGTGCTAAAGGCAAACTCAAACGCAATTTCAAACTAGAAGAAGTTGTACCAGAGTTTGTTGAAGATGCTGAAAAACTAGCAAAGAAATTATTAGGTAAGAAACGCTGTATCAGCAAGCATTGCGGCGGCGTATTGATATTTGATAGACCAGTACCTAAAAGCCTCATCAATGGCACTAATCAGATATTGCTTGACAAATATGAGATTGAAGATTTAGAACATTTCAAGATAGACATACTTGCCAATCGTGGACTATCGCAACTGTTTGAGATAGAGCCAAACATGAATTTATTAGACTATCCTGAATACGATGAAAAAACAGCGGAATTATTAGCGACTGGAAATGTGTTAGGTGTCACACAAGCAGAAAGTCCTGCTATGCGACGATTGCTAAAAGCGATAAAGCCTAAACGTAGAGAAGATTGTGTGTTGGCTACGGCATTGATAAGACCAGTAGCAACACAAGGTCGTCGTAAAGCAAGTTTTTTCCGTGACTGGAGCAAGGATACATTTGATAATACGATAGTATTTGAAGATGACGCTATCATACTCATAAGCCAGTTACTAGGTTGTAGCCAATATGAGGCAGATATGTGGCGTCGTGCGTTCGCTAAAAAGAATGAAGAAAAGATTTATGAGTTCATGCAAAAGATTGGCGATCACGAACACAAGACTGAGATATTCGCGGCACTACGTGAACTAAGCAATTTTGGATTATGCCGCGCACATGCTATCAATCTTGGACGATTGATATGGGCTATCGCATATCAGAAAGCACATAATCCAGAGAAGTTTTGGCGTGCTACATTGAAGCATTGTCAAGGCAGTTATAGTCGTTGGGTATATCACCATGAGGCTAAACTAGCAGGAGCATTCCCAGTCACATATCAGGGCAATGAAGTCAATGAATTATTATCACAAGGACATTGGCACAGCGATAAGTTCTTGCCAGTATGTACAGAACTACGTAGACCGGGTGAAGTAGAGTTTTGTGGGCTTGTTGCTAACTATCGTGTATTCAAAAGTGCGCCAAAACAATATATCACATTTGTCACTATTGGTACGGGCAATGGTAAGTACCTTGATGTGATATTAGATCGTGCTGTAAGTTTTCACGACCAACCTATATTATGGGGCGTGGGTAAGTTAGGATATAAAAATAACAGCGAGTATGTCACAGTAAATAAGCACAAGAGATATAAACTAAAGGATTTACTAAATGCTAACCGCTAAAGCAAGATTACATATACAGAATCATAATGAACCAAATGGTCGCGCTATCATAGTAGGAGAGCGTGCCGCATTGAAAGCATTGGGCACAGCGTTGACAAAGGCTAGCAATAGCGTGTTAGGCCTTGAGCAGGTAGAACTATACACAAGCGATGGACATAAGTACGAAATATTAGTGACTTGTGACGCAAGTGAAGAAGAGTGGCAAACATTGCCAGTACCTTATGATAAGAAACATGACTTGAATGAATTACAAGTCGTAAAGATGTTGGATGAGATCAAGAATACTTCAACTTCAAAAAAGTAAAATCTTCATCTTTCATTGAAATAATAATATCGTGTTTGCTAGTTACTTTAATTTTAAATCCTTTACTCTCTAATAATTTAGCGATCTTACCGCGTAATACATTTGGTCTAGGGACATGCGGGTCCATTTCAACAAGTATGTTATGGATATCTTTTTGCCAGTTATCCTGTATCCAATCAAACAACCATTTATTTTTGTCAAGGCTGACTAGCATTATTGAAATACTTGACGATTTGCTTTTCCGTAAATCTTGATATACTTGCCAGCAAGCATATCAGCCATTGCTTCTATGGCACTGCCTGGATAACTGTCACCGTGATCAATCATGCCTAATTCAGTTTGACGCCAGTGTACGAGTTCGTGGAATACAGTACGTAGTATATCTACTAGATTGCGATTGGCTGCATATACCCAGACACTATCGCTACCTTCAATATGGCGTCCGGTATGATGGCCTTGTTGTGCTTCTTCTGTATCGTAACTCAATTCTATCTTAGGTGGATTCTTTATCTTTAGTTTTTGTACGGCCCAATCTTTGAATTTTTCAACCTCTTTAGCTGTTTCATCCTCATCTTCACGTATAGGACGATTACTTAGATAATTTTTATAAAACCCTGTATCTAAACTTTTTGGTTTATTTGGTTTAAGTTTTTGCTTGTCTACTGTTCTTTTTATAGCCCATGCTTCTTTATCTTCTTTACCGCGCGGGACAAAGGCTGTATATTCATAATCGTCTTTACTAGTTCCGGGGCCTTTTTTTACAGGTTTGGGGTTGAACCCTGCTTTAGGTGGTAGTTTACTACCAATGCCCTCACCACCACCGTCTCCGCCACCGGCGTCACCTTCACCACCATAGCCTCCATAATAGGCAAATCCTGGGAAGAAATAACGTCCCAACTTGGTTTTCTTTCTACGCTTCTTTTTGCGCTCTGTGATGAATTCTGCGGCTCGCATTAGAGTATTTATCGGGTTTTGTTGCCCACGCGCACATAAAATTTAGTTGGATTCTCTAGTGAACCTATAGCATTTGCTAGTTTTTTCGCTATATTATAGTCATAGGTGACTAATATGATACGCTCAGTATTAGTCACCATATACCTAATTGGCTGTAAAGGAAGAGCCAATGTTTGCATTATTTTGCTAGTGGGTTTTCCCATGCTTTCTGTATCTTATCGTCTACTTTTCTTTCAAGTTCTTTTAGTTTCTGATCTGTCTCGCGTTCTATTGTACGCAATCTTGCGTTCATGTCACGGTCTGTCACGCCCACAAATCCACGTACTTCTTTGTCAAGTTCACGGTTACGTCTTTCAGCAGCATCAATATCTGCTTGTAGACTATCAATATCACCCTTTAGATCGATACGGACATCGCGTATAATCTCATTGCTTTCGTCTACTAGGGCATTGGCAGCATCAATCTTTTCTTCAAGTTTAGTCATACGCTCTTGTATGCCACTCAAGTCTGGCGCTACGTATTCTTGTATCTGTGTTTTCATGTCCATATAGTCTTTATAGAATTCAAATGCTCCATAAAGTCCACCTAACACTGTTGATACGATACCAGCTGCTATCATTAATTTTGCAGGTGTGAAACTATAGCCACCAATACTGATGACTGTGTTTTCGCTCATATATTGTTCTTTGGCAGCTTCTAGTTCATCTATCTTGCTGTCAACATCTGTTTCTTTTTTATTTTTAGCCATTGTTTATTTTCTCCTTAATCCCAAATACTAGGTCTATATTTTCTAGTTTCATTGAGATATGCTTCTAATCTTGCTCTCATACTACCGACGGATGTTTTTACACCTAGATAGTTTGTTACCATATAATTTTTATTTTTGAGATAAATCTCTTTTTCTTCATGATTCATCTCATGAAAATCCTTAAAGTTTATCTTGTCTAGTTCACTCATTTATATTGCTCCTCAACCATTTTCTTGTAAGTATCACTATTGCCCTTCTCAAGAAAATAGGCGCCACGAACATTATCTTTGTATACTACATTCTTGTAGATATCTTCTGGCTTATACCATATA